CACCAAACAAGTTCTCCCATAGAATAGAACCAGTAACTGCATCGTCACCTTCTTTAGCACGTTTCTTTTCACTTGCTAAACGATGACCTTTGTCATTCATGTACTGGTCAGTTAGTGTTTGTCTGACCTGAGCAACGATGGTTTCTCCTGCCATGTTGAGGGCACGAATAACCGAGGGATAGAGTGAGTTAATGTCAACTGCTCCGACATATTCGTGCATTCCCTTCTTGGGCGTAGCAACAAAGGCACCTGCTGCCTGCTGGACTTCTTCTTCATTTTCAACCTTTCGTTTTTTATCTGGAACAACTAACCCACGTTCGTGAGCCTCATTAAAAATAGCCATCTCAATCATTGCAACTGAACCCATAACTGTTGGAAGCAGTACTGTGTTCTCATGTGCAAGTTGATTAGCTAATTCTAAAAACTTAAGTTTGTTGTGAATCTTCACCAACAACATAGTATCTTGTCTGTTGTATTCAATGAACTTTTTAAAGTCTTTGTTATACAATTGGTCAAGCGTACCTTCATATTGTGTTTTGTTTTCACCGACTTCCATCTCACCGATAGAGTCAAGCTTATAACTGTGGCGTGATTCATAGTTATACTTTTTGTACAACTGTAGATAGTCCAAGTGAATACGACCTACTAAGTCATATGTTGTTTCACTTTTACCGAATCGTTCGTATTCTCTAGCTTTAGGAAGTTGACCCATCAAGCAAAACTTACGTGTGTCATCTTTACTCATTACTCTAGTAACACGATTGACCATATAGGGAATATCATAGCCCTCAGAGTTCCAGCCAGTTAACACATCTGCATCTTCAATGAGTTGAAAGAAAACATCAAACATTTCCTTCTCAGTTTTGAAAAGCATTGTGTTTTCAAATTCATTGACAATTTCATTTGCTGTCTCTGGTGTCATATGCTTAGGAGCAATGACTAGAGTAATACACTGGTCTAGCCAATCTAAATAACAACTGATAGCTGTAACAGGATTGAATGGGTCACTAGTAGGACTGAACCCCTTCACAGGATCAAAGTCTACCTCAATGTCAAAGAAGCAAGTGTGAAGTTTGGGGGCATCAACACCTAGATAGTTTTCACTTAGGCAGCGAAAAACTACAGGCACATCACTTTCAAATAATTTCTTACCTGAATGAATGCGTTTTTCTTTTTCAAACTCTGTGCGTTTGCGTGTACTGAAACGACTGACCGGGTCACCGTAGATACTACGTTGTTTACCCTTAGGATCAGGATAATACATTACATAGTTTGTAGGATATTCTTTATACTGGCGTTTGCCATTTGCATCACGTTCTACAACGTAAATGCGATCCTCATCTCTGCTGTGAATAGCATCAACATAACTCATAGAGTTTTGCCGACAGTTTCCAAGATAGTGTTGAGTTCATCGTGGTCTTTGTTAGTCTGACCGAGACTTGCTTTATGTGCAATACGAACTGCCTTCTTTAGTGTAGAAGCCTTGATTTCAAGTTCTTCTGCTACTGCTTTGATAGTGTCGTTCAATCCACCTTGCAATGTATCAATCTCATGCATGACACTCATGCCCTCATTGATAAGTTGTGTTAGTTTAATCTTTGCGTCACCGTTAAAGGTTCTGTTATAGTCTGACATAGGTTCTCCTTAAATAATTAGTTAGTGTACTTGGACTGCGTAGAGAAGTCAAGTATTTTGCTTACTTTGTACAATCTTCTTGACCAAAGTATGTAGTCCTGGGTTAACATGTAATGCATGCGGCATCAATTCATTGCGAATGTAATTACGGGCATATCGTGAATCTTTGTTTGACGCATCTTCAATCCAGGGAACATTGTGACTTTCGCACCAATAGACAAACTCTTGTTTGCGAGTAGTTAAGAATGGGCGTAGTACATTGTTTCTTGTTAATGGGATAACTTTGGGTGTGCCATGAAGACTTGACCAAATATAAGTTTCAACACAATCATCTAAGTGATGACAAGTGATTACTGGTCCAAGATCGTTTAAAAAGTCATAGCGTTCTCTACGCCAGTATTCTTCTTGACTTTTTCAGAAACAAACTGTGCGGCTTTTTCACCGTTTTGTGTTCTGTGATTAAAATGGGCAATCGTAACTTCGTGCTTACGACTTAGAAAGTCAACAACTGCCATACTATCCACACCCCCACTACATGCGACTGTGATTTGTTTGGGTAGTGGAACGGTAATCTTAATCATTCATGTAGTATAACACAAACAATTATAGTTGTCTAGTTAATAAGGAAACCTTTTAAGACGCTTCCCATAATGTTTCACCATCCAAAGTGATAGAAATTATTTTACTACCTTTCCTAAACAATTCCCAATTAATATCATTTATGTTTACAATGTTTCCTATTGGATATCTATTAATGGGTTTGTTTGAATCAAGTACAAATTTTTTGAATTCGGGATTCTCCATAGTGTTAGCATATATCATATATGGATCAAATATTAAATTAGGAGTCATAAATGCATTTCCACCTATATCATCATTGGAGGCATCATCTTCATCATACCAACATTTAAAATGATCTTTACCTTGAATGTCATCCCCTAGCCAAACGTTATAGCAATAGTCATTATCAAATGTAAAATCTTCTCCGGGTGGTTCTTGGTTTCCGTTCCCCCATAAAGAATTACTATCATTTAAATTGGTAGCGTCTGCTGAACGAATTCCATAATATAGTTTATCTTTCAACCAGGCTCTACGTTCAATATGAGTGTGGGTGAGCATTCCCAATTCATGTGTATACTGATTCAATGAATGTATGGTCGCAAAGATAACATCGTCTGGGGTATCTGTTTGTGGGATTAGATGGTTTAGTTCGCTATTCGTAACAAAATCATATGCACTAGTAGTATAATGTCTGGCCCAAATATTTAAATGAGATTGTTTTAAGTCTTTTGGATTTTCTATCAAGTGATTTAATTCAATGATTTCAGATGAATAATCAGTTCCATAGTGCTCTTGTAATAATTCAAATGATTCTTTAAGTTTATTAAAGTGATTGATTGGATTAATTTTTTGATAACTAAGCATTGGACTTTTGTTGGCTGACCATGAGAGATTGGGCAGGCGTTTAGTAGTCCTAATTAAATAATCTTTCCATCTATTTGTAAAGGAATTATCTATTAGTTCAATATTGACAGTGGTTGTATTTTGAAATCGTTGTATAATATAACTTAGCATAAGTTATTTATAAATTATTGAAATATGGTGCAATTTTTACGCCGTCTAATTCAATGGAAATTAATCGGTTTCCTCGTTTAAATATAGTCCAATCAACCTTTTCTATATTTAAGATATTTCCTATTGGATATCTATTAATGGGTTTGTTTGAATCAATTACAAATTTTTTGAATTCGGAATTCTCCATAGTGTTAGCATATATCATATCTGGATCAAACAATATATTAGGAGTCATAAATGTATTACCCCATATGTCAGTATTCGATGCGTCATCTTCGTCATACCAGCATTTAAAATGATCCTTGCCTTCAATATCATCATTTAACCAAACATTATGATTATGATTATTATCAAACATAAAATCTTCTCCGGGTGATTCTTGGTTGCCATCAGTCCATAACGATGCAACATCTTTTAAATTCTTAGAGTTTGCAGAAACAATTCCATAATGTAATTTATCTTTTAACAATTCCCTACGTTCGATATTATCATGTGTAAGTATTTCTAAATCATGTACATTCTCATTTAATGCATTTATTGATGCAAAGATAACAACATTTGTTTCCTGATTGGCAACAAACTTAACCGAACTTGTAGTAAAATGTCTGTGCCACCGATTTAACTGAGATTGTTTCAAATCTTTTGGATTTTTTATCAAATGCATCAATTCGGCAATCTCAAATGTATAATCAGTTCCGTAATATTCGTGTAGTAATTCAAATGATTGTTCAATTTTGTGATAATGGTCAATTGGTTTAATACTTCCACCATTACGCATTGGACGTGCAGTAGTAGACCATGCGAGATTAGGTAGGCGTTTAATAGTTCTGAATAAATAATCTTTCCATCTGTTTGTAAAAGCGTTACCTATTAGTTTAACGTTGATTGTAACTATTTTTTCAAACCGTTGTATGGTGTAACTTAACATAATAAGTTACTTGCATAGAGATTATTGAAAGATGTTGTGATTTTTTTCGCCATAGATTTTAATATACTTTCCAGCAAGCATATCTGCCATGGCTTCAATGGGGCTGCCTGGATAACTATCACCAGGCTCTATCATATTAAGTTCACCTTGACGAACGTGAACTAGTTCATGGAATACTGTACGTAGTATATCAACTAAGTTGCGATTGTTTACATATACCCAAATCTTATCATCACCCATTTGATGACCACCTGTATGGTGATTTGTTTGGGCCTCTTCTGTGTCCATACTCAATTCAATATGTGGTTTATTTTTAACATGTAGTTGTTGACAAGCCCAATCACAGAACTTGTCAACTTCATTTTGTAAATCAGAATCAACTTCATTCTCGTCTAGTTTATTCTTAATCCAATTATCAGGTGTAATATGAAATTTCTTTACAAACAAATCATGCAATACTTTACCAGTAATACGATGCTTTAGTGCAACATTTTTCATTAATCTATCAATTGTATTATAGTCGTGCTTTTCTAAACTAGGCAATTTCTTTGCTAATTCTTGTGCAGCCGATTCTGATAACAATTCGTTAAATCTCATATCGTTTTGAATTACTCATCGTGAGTTTGTGTGTGAGTGATGCCATAAAAATCTAGCCATTCTTCATACAAAGTAATGGAATCTGGATGAAGCATTGCTTCGTCTGTCTTGTCACGTAATTTCCATGCATCATATACCTCTTTACCTTTGTTTTCTAGTATCCAATCTTCTTGGTATAGAAACTCAGTTTCAGATGTAAATACATGATTTGTCTTGCCTACTTTACTTGTTACTGTGAACATATTAATTCTCCTGTTATATAGTATTTATCTTTTAGCACCAACTTTGCTTGGCATCACCGTAATATTCACGTGCAAATCCGTTTTGAATCAACATAGCACGAAGGCTTTGTCCATTCAATAATATATCGCCTAATACTCTGCCGCCAAACTTATCCCAAGCATATAGTGTTACTTGACGCTTTTGTGCGGCTGCTACTGCATCTTTAGTAAACTTACTTGCGGCTTGCCCTTTAGCATCTTCTGCAGGACATTTTGCTCTGAATCCCTTTTCAGGAGTATCTACCCCGTATATACGAATAGCTAATTCAGGCTTTAATGGCTGTGGCAAAAATGGTGCCGCAATTACAATTGTATCTCCATCACTTACACGCAATATATTTGCGTCATATGTTACTCCAACTGGTGTTTTTTGTGCTATTGCTACTGTAGAAATTGCTAGTAATATTGTTATTAATATTTTTTTCATTGTTTGATTTCTTTAATTGTACCTATTCTACTATCGTCTACATTGTATTGTAGTTTAATAAGGTATCTTGCTTGCGTTATATCTTTAGCATTTACGATGGCATCCATGTGAACGGAATAATTAGGGTTCTTTACTAATATCTTAGCAGAATAAGTTTTGAAACCCTTATATACTTCCTTCGCCTTCATTACTCACGCTCTCTCTTTAATGTTGAACGAATAAACCACGCTTTCTTACCATACAAGTCTTGTAGTTCAGCCATATAGTTTTCGATACCGTGTTGATTCTCACTAGCTGCCTCATCAAACATAGCAACAACAAGTTGACCCATTGCTTCACAATCTTGTAATGCTTCTGCAAACATTAGTTCAGCACGTGGAATCTTTACTTGGTCTTGTATAATAGATAGTTCAGCATAGCGTGACAAACTACCCGGAGTGTAAGCACCTAATATTCTAATATATTCAGCGATAGGATCAATAGTAGCACTTACATCACCGTACAATGTATCAAAGAATGCATGATATTGCGGGAAGTCACTACCTTCAACATTCCAGTGAAAGTTTTGTGTTTTAATAGCAAACGCTTGTGTACTTGCTAGTAATACTTTTAGATTATCTGATAACATTTAAATTCCTTATTACTTACTTATAACAAACACTGTATTGCCTGTTAAAATACCCATATAGTTTCCTATACTACGTTCACCTAATACTGCTTGAGGAACAACAATTTGTTGTCCGCTACGTGGTCTAATATCAGTTGGTGATATTTCAACCATTCTATACTCTTTCCCTCCAACAGTTATAGTCTGTGCTTGCCTATCAGCACGTTCAGCACGGGCTAAGCCTTTAAAAGGATCTGATGTGTCAGATGTAGGTGGAGTAGCAGATGGAGTATTATCAGGTGCTACTACTGTTGCTGTTGGCTTCAGTCCACCGGTAAAACCACCTTGACCGTCAGGTGTAACTCT